ATAAAATTTTATTTTTTTTTTTGTATAAAATTTATATTAATATATTTTATATATAATAATATAATAATTATTAATCATGAATGAAATATCTTTTATAATATTTTATAGTATTTGTATACTATTTATTTTTATATGTATTTACTATATTTCAGTATCTAAAAATCGCTTTAAAAATAATATATTTTACAAATTATTAGGTATTTTTATAACTGGAGCTTTAACATTTAGTTATTTATTATTAAATAAAGTAACTGAATATAAATCAGTTAAAAATAAAATAAATAAACAATTTATAGGAAGTAATAACCATCCATTATTAGAAGAATTAGGTATTTCTTTTTCTAAAGAAACAATTGAAAATGATATTGACACAAAATTTAATGAACTAAAAAAATATATTACAGATATAAATAAATCAGAATTAAATCAATTAGATAATAAATATTCAGATAATCAATATTTTGCAAAATTTATTTTAAATAATCATAAACAACAAATAATTAATGATAAATATGTTAGCCTTAAACAGGAACATCTAGATGCAGTTACTTTAATAAATGAAGAAATCACGCAAAAAATATCTAAGTCTGGATTATTTAAAAAAAATTTACAAAATCCAAAATATACTCCAATTTATAATAATAAAAATACTAATATATTTAAACCTTATACAGATATTAAAAATCAAATTGATAATAATAGAATAAAAAATATCTTTCAACCAAAAATGATACTTATTGATATTAATAATCGTATGAATATTGATTATAATACTTTAAATGATAGTAATAAAACAATTGTAGAAAAAGAAACATATGTTAAAAATAATATTAAAATATTTAATATTTTATCAAATACTAAATTATTACCAGAGGATTTAATTAATTCATTAATAGATAAAATTATTTATATTGGTCAATTATATAAAAATTATACAGATTTAGAAAATAAAAAAGGTAATATACCACCTTTTAATCTAAATAATATAATTATAAATGAATTAAACGATAATATAAATGAAGATAATTTTTTAAATGATTTAGATGAAAATTATATGAAAATTAATTTAAAAGTTCAAACTTTATTAAAAGAATATTTTGTATTATTATCAGAACAAAATAATATAGATAATAAAATTAATGAATATAAACAATGCTATGATTGTTATGATAAAATTTATGAAAAATTATCTAAATTAGTACAAGAATTAAGAGAATCTAAAATTCAAAGTGAAGAATTATATAACGTTTTAAAACTAGAAAATACTAGATTACAAAAACAAATTGAACAATTACAAAAACAAATAGAAAAAAATGAAACTAATTTATTATCTAGAAAAGAAACTTTATCTAGATTAGATAAAGAGAATCTACAATTACAAGAACGACTTGAAAAATCTACAGAATTAAATAATGGTTTAACTACTGAAATATCTACTAAAGATCAAAAAATTAAAGAGTTAACTACCGAATTAAATTCTAATTCTCAATTAAATCAAGAAGAAATAAAAACATTAACAGAATCTATTACAAAATTAACTAATGAAAAAAATACTTTATTCCAAGAAAAACAACAATTAACCCAAGAATTGTCTATATTACAATCAAATTTTACATCAAAACAACAAGAACTGGATACTTTGTATTCTAGTATAGACAGTTTAAAAAAAGAAATTGCAAATAATATAGATAAAATTCAAGATTTAACTGGACAATTACAATTATCAGAATCTTCAAATTTAGCATTACAAAAAAGAATAGATAATGCTAAACAATTAGAATCACAATTTAAAAGCTATAAAGAAGAAAATGAAAAACAACAGTTAATAAATAAAGAATTAAAAGAACAAAACGTTGAACAAATAAAAAAATTAACTGAAGAATATGATTCAAAATATCAATTACTAGAAACTGAATATACTAAATTAAAAGAAGATTATGATTTAAATGAAAAAAATATTGAACAAATACAAAATTGTGAAAATGAAAAAAAACGACTTAATGATATAATAGAAAAAAATCAAAAAGGTCAATTAGAATTAGAAAAAGATAAAAAATTTTATAAAGAAAAATATGATCAATATAATGATACAATTAAATTAAAAATTAAAGAATTATGTAAACAAAAACAAGCTGATTATAGTGAATATGAAAAATTAACTGCTGAATATTATGATGATATGAATGATTTTACTAATATTACTTTACCTAATTTTATGCAAATATCAAATATAAATATAATTCCAGATAAAAATAAAGATATAACTATAAATCAAGAAGAAAATAATTATAAATCTAAATTATCTAATGATGAAATAACAAATTATAATATTATAGAAAAGAAAAAAAATAATTTAATAGAAAGTAATCAAGAATTAGAAAATGAAATAATTCCTGAAATAACTGAAGAAACTATAATTGATTTACAAAAGAAATATAATAATATATTAGAATATGAAATTAAAATAAATACTTTAGCATATAGAATTAAGACTATTAATAGTATATTAACAGATTTAAATGCTTCATGTAATGAATTAGATACGGATTATACAATAAATGATGTACCTTATTTACATCAAGGAATTAATAAATTAATTAAAGATCATTATACTTTATTACAAAAGGTAATTATTTTAGCTGATAGACAAAAAAAAATTAGAGAACAATTATTAGCTACAAAAGATATTATTCAAAATTCAAAAAATACTAAAAATGATATTATTAAATTATCATCTGATAAAGATTTAATGCAAAAACGTATTGATGAATTATATACTGATAATCAAATAAAAAAAAATACAATAGAATCATTAGAACAACAATTAAAAGTTTTAAATGATACTTTACAAACAATATCTAAAGAAAAAGATTTAGAATGTCAAATTAAAATCGATAAATTAGAAAAAGATTTAGTTGATTTAAATAGTAGAATTCAAGAATTAGAAAATTCTAATATTGAATTAACAAAAAGTAAAGAAACTTTTTTTAAAAGATTGAATAATACTATAACAACTACAATTAAAAACGATTTAAAAGATAATACAGAACTTATTAACAGTTTTCAAGAAATGTTAAATAATGAATCATCAATTATTAATCAAGAAACTAATAAAATAGATCATATAAAAATAATAAAAAATAAAATTAATTTTATTATAACTAATTTATTAAGTATTAATACCAAATATCAAGATTTATTAATACTTAATAAAACATTACAAGATGAAAATACAGCATTAAAAGAAGAAAATCGTGATTTAAAAGTATATAATGAACAGTTAAAAGGTTATTTAAAAGATACAGAAAAAAATATATCAATTTATCAAAATTTTAATCAAGAAAGTATAAATATTATTATTAATTTAAGTACTCAAATACAACAATTATTAGATTCGGTTGTAAAAAATACTTTATTAATTGACCAAAATAGATATAAAATTTTAGAAAATAATGATAATTATAAAGAAATTAGCCAAAAACTTAATAGTGATATCAATAGTATTAAAATACTAATAGAAGATTTAGAAAAACAAAAAAATATAGATTTTGATATTCAAAAATTATTTGATAATATTACTAATTTAAATAATCAACAAATAATTCCAAATATTACTAATTTTCAAAATAATATTATTAAAGAAATTCTTAATGAATATAATAAAAATATTCAAGAATTAAATGATATAAAATTACAAAATGATACAATTATAGCAGAAATTGCAGATATAAATCAAAAAAATCAAAAATTAGAAAGTGAATTAAAACAAAAAGAAATAGAATATAATGAAAAAATTCAAAAATATGATCCTAATATTTTTATTTCATTTATACAAAAAATATTTAATACATTTAATCAAACTAATAAACAATATAATATTAATGATATAATTTCAATAGAAAAATTTAAAGAAAATATTCAAGAAAGTTTATCATTAGTTATTGAAAAACATAATGAAATTTTTAATAATATTATTCAAGATTATAAAGATCAAATTAAAGACTTTCAACAAAAAAATAATGAACAATCTGCTATTATTAAAAGATTAGAAACTAAAAATGAAAAAAATATTAAACTTAAACCTATAGCTGAAAATAAATTACAAAATATTAAATCTGAAGAAAACAATATACAATCTAATATTCAAAAAACAAGTTCTGAAATTATTACTTTACAAACAACTATTGATCAATTAACAATTGAAAATACTAAAAAAAATCAAGAATTAGAACAAACATTAAAACAAAAAAGTGATATTGAAGAAAAATTACAATCGATATCTAAACAAAATGAAGAATTACAACAAAGATTATCTGAAAATAGTACTAATAATTCTCAATTAAAAGAATTAGAAATTAAATTTGATAGTAAATTACAAAGTAAAGAATCTGAATTAGGTCAATTACAAGAGCAATTAAAAAGTAAAGAATCTGAATTAAAACAATTACAAAAACAATTACAAAGTAAAGAATCTGAATTAGAATTAATTAAATTACAAAGTAAAGAATCTGAATTAGAACAATTACAAAAACAATTACAAAGTAAAGCATTTGAATTAGAACAATTACAAGAAACTTCACAAAGTAAAGAAAAAGAGCTAATTAAATTACGTAGTAAAGAATCCGAATTAACTCAATTAACAGAAACTTTACAAACAAATACCGAACAATTACAAACCAAAGAACAAGAAATATCAAAATTACAAGAAAAAATTAAAATGTTAGAATTAGTATTAGATAATGATTCTAATTTATCAAAATTACAAGAGCAATTAAAAAGTAAAGAATCTGAATTAAAACAATTGCAAGAACAATTACAAAGTAAAGAGAAAGAGCTAATTGCATTGCAAAGTAAAGAATATGAATTAAAACAATTACAAGAACAATTACAAAGTAAAGAGCAAGAGTTAATTGAATTACGTAGTAAAGGATCTGAATTAGAGCAATTACAAGAGCAATTAAAAGGTAAAGAACAAGAGTTAATTAAATTACGTAGTAAAGAATCTGAATTAGAACAATTACAAGAGCAATTAAAAAATAAAGAGCAAGAGTTAATTAAATTACAAGAAAATTTTCAAAAAAATAAATCTGAATTAGAACAATTTAAATTAATATCTCAAGAATTAGAACAAAGATTACAATTAAATATTAAAAAAATATCAGAATTAGAACAATTAGATCTACAAAATAAACAAAAAATACAAGAACTAAAAGAAAATTTATTATTAAAGGATGAAGATTATAATTTAAAATTATCTAATTATCAAAAAGATAAAGATTTAATTAAAGAATTAGAAAGTCAATTAATAGAAAAAGAAAAACAATATCGTCAATTAAATGACAAATATATTATTTTAGAAAGAGAAAAAACTGAATTAAATATTAAATATCAAAAAATTCTAGATGAAAATGAAAATTTTAAATCACGTATAACTCTTTTAGAACAAGAATTAGTAAAAAATAAAGAAATAAATAATCAAATAAATATGATAAATCAAGAATTAGAACAAATTAAATTAGAAAAACAAACTTTACTTAAACAAAATGGTATTTATAAAGAAGAATTAGACATAGTATCTAAAGAATTAAAAACTATGTCAGAACTTAATGAACAATTAATAAAAGAAAAGGCCAGTTTAGAATTATTAGTAGCAAGTCTAACCGCTGAACAAAAAGATCAATTAAATACAACAGTTACAAAAATAATCAATGAATATCTAAAAAATAATAATATTCCTACAAAGAATACTGCTTTAAATACCAATGTATCTACAATATTAGGAGATACATTAACAAATAATGACTTATTGCAAAAACAAATTAATAATTTAATTATGCAAAATAAAAAATTAATTAGTGATTTAGCAACTGAAAAACAACAATCTTATAATTTAAATGTTAAATTACAAGCAACTGAATTAGTAAATGGATTAATTCAAGTTAAAGTTTTAGAAATAGCAATAGCTGATAAAGATAAACAAATAGCTGAATTATTAAAAGAAATTGAAGATAATAGTAAAAATAATACAGAAAAAGAAACAGCTCTTATTCAAAAAAATGAACAAAATAAATTAGAAATTAAAAGATTAACTGGTGATATTGATTTAAAACAACAAACTATTTTAGAATTAACTGAAAAAAATGAATCATTAACTGAAAAGAATAAAACATTAGAACAAAGTATAATAGAATTAACTAAAGAAAAAGATCAAATTATACAAAAAATTCAAAAAGATTATACAGATAATGATATAAAATTAAAAGCAGCACTTATTAATTTATCTAAAGAAAAAGATCAAATAATTAAAGAATTACAAGAATTAGATACACAAAATAAATTAGAAATTCTAAACTTAACTAAGAGTATTGATAATATTACTAAAGAAAAGGATAAAAAAATATTAGAATTAACTGAAAAAATATCAGAATTAAATACTAAAAATGAAACATTATTAAAAGAAAATACAAAATATATTAATAATATATTAAATGTTTTATTAATAAATGAAACAGAAATTGATAAATCACGAATAATAGAACTAGATCTTAATAGTTTAAATGATGAAATAAAAAATTTCAATAATCTTTTTAATAATATAAATTTTATTATAAATGAAGAAAATGTTAATAAAATAATAGAATTAATTAATAATTATAAAACTAAAATAATAAATCTATTATATAAAAATAATGAATTAACTAAAGAAAATCGAGAATTATTAGAAAAAATAGATAGTAAAGAAAAAGAAATTAAAAGTTTAAAAGAAATAATTCAAAAAAAAGTCCAAAATGAAACTGAAAATTTATCTACTTTAGAAGCACTCGATGCTAAATTTTTACAATTAATAGAATTAAATAATGATATTCAACAAAAATATTTAAATGAAAATAAAACATTTGTTGGATCATTTCAATCTTTTATTGGTGGTTCTGAAGAAGAATCAAATAAACAACAAATTATAATAAATACATTAACATCTCGATATACATTATTATTAGAAAAATATGAAAAATCAACAAAAATTTATGAAAATTTAGATAAAACTATTAATAAATTAAAAACAGAATTAACTGAAAATAAAACAAAATATGATACGGAAATACAACAATTAGAAAATGACAATAAAGTATTAACAGATAATATTACAAAATTAAAAGAAGTTGAAGATGGTAAAGATATATTAATGCAAAAGTTTAAAGAAAAAGTACAAGAATTAAATGATAAAATTAAACAATTACAAACAAGAGAATCCGAATTAAATCAACAAAAAGATCAATTAAATGAAGATATTAATACATTAAAAATTAAGTATAATGAATTAATATCAAATAAACAAATAGAATTTGATAAAGAAATATCTAGATTAAATCAAGAACATAAAGATGAAATTGACAGATTAACACAAAAATTTTTAGCTTTACAGCAAGAAAAAGAATCATTAGACACTAATATAATACAATTAGAAACTAATAAAAAAGAATTAGAAACTAATGTAAAACAATTAAAAAATAATATAAAACAATTAACAGAGGAAAATAAATTAATAATAATTAGAAATAATGAATTAGAACAAATTAAACAAGGAAATGAAACAAATATAGAACAACTTAATGCTAATATAAAACAATTAGAAGGTGAAAAACAAGAACAATTATTAGAATTAACTAATTTAACAGAACAACATAAAATATTATTAACTGAATTAGAACAATTACAAATACAATTAGAACAATTAAAAGAACAATTATCAAATTCAGAAACCAGTAATAAAAAATTAGAATCTGAAAAAGATCAATTAAATTTAAAATTATCAGGTAAAGAACTAGAAATAAATGAATTAAAAAGTAAATTAAATGAATCAGAACAAAATTATTTAGCTATTGTAGAAGAAAATGAAAAATTAAAAAAAGAATTACAAAAGGCAAAAGATGATTTAGTATATGGAGAAGATATTTATTATTTTATAGAAAAACCTAAACAGGAAAAAACTATTATTAATAATTTAGATTTATCTATAAATTTAAAAAATAAAAAAATAGATAAATTTAGTGAATATTTATTAAATAACCCTAGAATATAATAAAAAAAAAATTGAATATGATAATTATTTTAATTATATTATAACAGATTTCAATTACAATCATCAAAGCTATCAACATGAACAATCAACAAGTTTTTGATCAAATTATTTCATTGATTAATGTATTAAACATTAATTTTGATGAATTATATAATCATTATAAAATGAATCAAAATAATGATGATAAAAAAATCAGTTGTGAAACTATTGAAGAAATCATTGAAGAAATTGCTGATGATGTAATTAATAAAGAAATTAAAGAAGAAAAAAAAACTATTAAGTCTTTTATTAAACCTGAAAAAAAGAGTTGGGCTGATTATAGTGATGATGAAGATGATTTCTATGTTGAACAAAAACAAAAGAAGTTAGAAACTTCAGAAACAAAAAGATGGGCTGATTATAGTGATGATGAAGATGATGATCAAACATCAATTAAAGCACAAAAAAGTAAAAGTTTTTCAGATATTGTAAAAAATAAAGTTTTGGAGAAAAAAGAAATTATTCCAGAACAAAAAACATATAAAAAACAAGAATTTAAATCTAAAGTATCATCAAATGTTATTGTTATTGAAAATTTACAACAATTTTTAGATTTTATGAGAAATACTCCAAAAAATGAATACATTATTAAAGATTATGCTCATTGTGATCATACATTTAATGGAAGTTTATGTGATAATGTAAAAAAATGTAAAAAAATTCATATCCAAAGATGTATTCATGGTGATAATTGTGAAAAGAAAAAATGCACTTATATTCATTTAAAAGATATGCCTACAGATTCAGCAAAGGATAACTTTATTGAAAGTATGGAACAATATAATCAAATAAAATCAAAAAAAAGAGTATGTTGTTAAATATATATTTTATAAAAATACATAATCATCATTTATATTTTTTTTGATATTATTTTTAATAAATATATTTAAATTATTAAATTCTAAATAATTATTATATTGAATAATTCTATCTTCTTGAGAAAATGATTTTTGAAAATTTTTAATATAACTATTTACAATATCTGATACAGTAATATTATGTTTTTTTATGATATTTATAATTTCTGATAAACATTTTTCTTTTTTTATTTGAGGTGATACTCTCATATTCTAAATTTCTAATACTTTTATATTATAAAAATTATTTTTTTTTTAGAATATATATATATTTATAATATATTATATTAAAATATTCATTATAAAATTATGGATATCGTTAAATTATTTACTACCAAAAATACAATAACTGAAAATATTAAGTTTAAATCAGTTAAACAATTATTTGGATCTATTGAAAATATAAATTATTTATCTAATATTTTATATAGAGAAAATTATTTATCTAATAATAGAGAATTATATAATCATATAAAAAATAAAGTAAAAAAATATATTAAATCATGGATTAATTTAGGAAAATTTGATAATATTGATGATAGTTTTCTACCTAATTATGATACTGATTTACAATTAACATATTATAATAAATTATTTATAGATACATTTAAAGATCAAATAATTGATTATAATTTATATAATAGTGAAATACAAAATAATCCATATTCTCATAAATTTTTAATTAAAAATGAAAAAAAAAATATGTCTGATTTTCAAGCAGATGATTATCAATATTTAAATACTAATAATTATAATGAAAAATTTACATTAAATACTCAATTTAAAAAATCATATAATCAAATTCCATATTATGAAAAATGGATATATAATAAACATTATGATAGAAAAGATACAGGATCTTTAGAAACTAGATCATTAGAAAATAAAAACTCTAAAATATATAATAATAAAGATTTATATAATAATTTAGATTATTTAAAATAATAGCATTTAAATTTAATTATAATAAACAGATATAACTATTATGTTACATAATTTACATTCAGATATAATTATAAATATATTAAATTATATTGGATTTTATCATGATTATAAAAATTTAAAAAATACAAATAAATATTATTATAATTTATTGTACAATTTAACAGATGCTATTTATTATATAGATATTGATTATATTCATAATAATAATTGTTTATTAATTTTAAATGATTATCATAATTTTTATCAAAATATATTTTTTAATCAAATAATTATTATTAATAATATTAAAGACTTATTTACATTTAATTTAAAAAATATTAAATTATTAGATATTAATTTATACGAAACAAATATATATTATGAAAATGAATATGATATATTTAATGAAGAAATTTTAGAAAAATTAATTAACTTAAAATATTTAAATATTTCAGAATCAAATATTAATTATTTACCGTCTAATTTAATAAATTTAGAATATTTAAATATTAGTGATACAAAAATTAAAACAATACCAAGAACTTATAAAAAATTAAAATATTTAGTTTGTGTACCTTATTATACAAATAATTTAAAATATATACCTAAAAATATATCTTTAAATTTGCATTATTTAGAATTAATTAATATTTGTCATAAATCAATATATTTAAATAGTGAAAATTTAAAATTTTTAGAAACATATGAAGGTGAAAAAAATATATGTAATAAAACATATATTTATTTAGATAATAATATTATGAAATATAATCAACATAATAATATGATGATTTTATATATAAATAATAAAAAAAATAATAAAATAAATAGAAATATTGATTATATAAATATGATACCAAAATTATATTTTTATTGTTTTGCTTGAATTAATATATCAATTAATTTATTATAATTAGGTTTTTTATGTTCTATTGTTAATATCTTATTAATTTCTAAAATAAATAATTTAATAAATTGATATTCATGTAATGTATTCATAAAAATTGATTCTTTGATTGAAATTATATTTTGAATATTTTTTTGATTATATAATTCTTTAAATAAAGAGTCATCTAGTAAATATAAAATAATATATAATATACTTTCTATATCATCAGATCTTTGTCCTCTAAATCCTTTATTTATATTTCGAGAACTAAATAAATCATTACCTTTTCTATTATTTAATTTAATATTCGGATAAAATTCTGAATATATATTTATATATTTATCACATAAATTAAAATCAACTAGTTTAATATTCATAGTATTTTCATCAATAAACATAATATTTTGTGGTTTTAAATCTATATATAAATATTTATTATTATGTATATATTTAATAGTCTTTATTAATTGAATAGCTATATCTAATATATCATTTATTAAAAATATATATTTTTCTTTTTTTAAATCTAAAGTATAATTTAAATACTCTTCTAATAATATAGCATATTTATCTTTTTCATAAAAATAATTTTTAGAATTATTAGAATATAATTTAACAATATTATTATGATTATTAAATATATTCGATAATAAAATATATTCATAGTATAATATATTTTTATTATTTTGTATATCTTGATATTTAATAATAAAATTATTATTTTGATACTTTACTAAATATACTTCATTATATGTACCTTTATTTAAATATTCTATAGAATCATATAAAATATTATTCATATTTAATTTTTTTTTTAAAATAATTAATTTATCGTTATCATTATTATTTTCGTTATCATTATTATTTTCGTTATTATTATTATTTTCGTTATTATTATTTAATGATTTTTGAATAATATTATAATGTCTTGTACAATAATTTTTAGATAAGTAGTTAAATTTTGATTTAAATTTACAATTTTTATCTTTAACTATAAATTCACAAAACATATTTATAAATATATTAATATTAATAATAAATTCAATTTTATAAATAATATATAATATAAATATTTATCAAATTATAATTATTATCATATAAATGAGTATTAAAAATATCTATATATGTAATGGAAATGGAAAATGTATAATTTCTTGTTATTGTAAATGTTTTTATTATAATATTAATTATCAAAAAATTTATCATAATAAATGCTTATGTGGACATCGAAATCATAAAACTAATGAAAATTATATATATGGTTATTGCCCATCAAACCATTGTCAATTAATTAAATGCACTAATTATAATTACTGTAAATTAAAAAGACCTTTATATGAATTAAAATTAAATAATATGTATTGTAATTTTTGTGCTCTTTATTTAAATTCATTTATTAAATTAGATTTAGTTAAAAAATGTACTATATGTAATATTAATGAAAATATAGTTTTATTAAAATGTAATCATACTATATGTTATAATTGTTTAGTAAATAAGACCAAATGTATTAATTGTAATAATACATTAATATATTGTAAAAACAATAATTTAGATTGTAAATATATAAAATATAAATGTCATATATGTAAAAATTAATTTAAAATTGAAGTTAATTATATAAAAATATTATAATATTATGTCTGAAAAAAGATCATATATAAATTTTTTAGATAAAACAGAATTTCCATTTTTTATTAAAGATGGAAAAATTAAATTTAAAAAATTATTAAGTAAAGTTAATAAATCTAATAATATTAGATTTTGGAAAATTTATAGTATATTAAAAAATAACAATTTAATCTTAGATATATCTGAAGACTTATTAGATATAAATAAATTTAATGAATTTAAATTGTTATATACTAATTTAAAATTATATATTTATACTGAATATGGAATGGTTAATGGTAAACTTACTAAAACAGAACCAACTATCATAGATATAGGAAAAAATTTAAATAAAAAAAATGAAACTACTATATTAACTCAAGGTTTAATACATATGAGAAATTTATATTTAAAAAAACAAAAATCAGGATATAATATTAATATAGATTTAATAGAACAAAATGATATTTATCCAATGGCTTTGCAAGTGTATTCTAAAAATAAAAAACATATAAATTATCCTTGTTATATTCAACCAAAATTAGATGGAATTAGATTAATTGCAAAATATAATCATAATAAAACAGATATTATTTTACAATCTAGACGTTTAAATAAATATAGTGGATTTGATTTTATAAAAGAAGAAATTAAATTATTATTACAAAATAATACAGATTTAATATTAGATGGTGAATTATATAATCATAGTTTAGATTTACAAAATATATCAGGTATTGTTAGAAATGAAAAAACAGATAAAGATAAAGATAAATTACAATATTATATTTTTGATTGTTTTGAAATTAATAATGATACTATATTTGAGGATAGAATTAAATTACTACAAATAAAATTTAATTTATTTAATAATTTTAAATATTTAAAATTAGTAGATACAATATTAGTAAATAATGAAAAAGATGGAGATAAATTATATAAAGAGTATATACAAAAAAAATATGAAGGTATAGTATATAAAAATAAAAATGTAATATATGAACATTCTAATATTAAAGAAATTAGATCTATGAATTATTTAAAAAGAAAAAAATCTTATGATGCTGAATATCCTATTGTCGGATACGAAGAAGGACAAAATGGAAAAGATAAAGGAGCAATTATATTTATAATGAAAACGGAAGATAATAAAGAATTTAGAGCAGTACCCAATATGCCATTAAAAAAAAGAAAAGATTTATATAAGGAAGCAAATAAAGATTTTAATAAATTTAAAAATAAATTAGCGACAATTTCATTTGATGAATATAGTAAAGATAAAATACCATTAAGACCAAAATTTATAGCAATTAGAGATTATGAATAAAATATTTAATAAAGTACTTTATTTTTTTTATTTTTAATTTCTTTAATATTTTTTAAATTATTTTTATAATTTTTTAATATTTTATAAGATAGAGTTAAATAATAAATAAAATTCATTTTATTAATATAAAATTTTATATTTAATTATAAAATATAAACATTAATATAGATATGTCTGATAATACAGACAATAATGATAATCAAAATAAAAAAAATAGATGTTATGAATGTAATAAAAAATTAGGATTATTACCAATTAAATGTAGATGTAATAATATTTTTTGTGAAAAACATCGTTATGCTGAAAAACATATGTGTTCTTATAATTATCAAGAACAATATAAAAAAGAATTAATTAAACAAAATAATTTAGTAATATCTGAAAAGATATCAAAAATATAAAAAAAAATACAAACATATAATATATAACACTACTCTGTATAGCACTAGTAGTCCAACATCCAGTCTCTGTTTGGCAAAGGATGTCCCTCTATATAATGAAAAATGAGGAACTGGATGAAGTCATCCATATCCACCCACTCTTCATCATACCACCTCATGACAGACCCCCATCCGTGCTTGATGTGGTACCGATCGACATGCACATTAATAATGTGTCTGCCTCTCAGAAACACGTCAAAGTTCCCAGGATACTCCGTAGTATGTTGGAACTCAAACTCCAACAACACAGGCTGCTCAAGCTGTCTCTGCTTGATCTCACCCAGATATTTCTGTGTGATGATCAAAGGCTCAACAAGCTTTGAGAACTGTTTCTTGTTCTCTTCCAACAGACCATTGAAGTCAAGGATTTTGTCCTTCACTTCTTGTGGAAAACAATCCCACGATAGTGTTGGCTTGTGTTGAGCAATCCGTTCAGCTCTTTGCTCCTTTTCTTCCTGCACCTGCAAAGCTTCCATCCGCTTGTTAAGTTTGTTCAACAAGTCAGTCACGAGTGAAATGTGTGACGACAGTTGTTCGATCTGTTGCTTGGTGGAAGTCATTGTGTTTGACATATATAATTACAAAAAAAAATTCAATTATTTTTTTATAATTAACCAATAACCCAATTATAATTACAAAAATTACAAGTTAAACTTAAATTAGAACCTTCATCTAAAGATCTACCTTGATATTCTTGTATTTTTACTTCTTTTTTTCCACAATTTTTACATTTATATAAAGTACTTGTTTTATAATTTAATTTTTGCTCATTACGTAATTTTAAAGTATTTTTAATATTTACAGATTTATCTGGGCATAAATCTTCAGATGATAAACTTGCAATTTTAGTAATATCAATTTTATTATCAATGATCTGATTAATTAAATAATTAGATTTAACTTCAGATTCTTCATCTAAATTTTTAGTAATTTTATTACAATATAATTGATATAGATATATAAATTTTTCGTTATCCCATGATTTATAAATTAATAATTCTTCTGATTTTTTAACAGTTTCATTATAACATGATTTTTCAATTTCTATAATTGTATTATCTTGTTCTAATCTATATAAATTTTTAAATCTTTTATTTTTTTGCATAATATTTGCAATTAATAAAATAATAGCTCGTCTAATATTACAATATTGATCATCTTGATATAATCTTACGGGAATTGTAAAATTTAAACGTTTTTGCATTTTATCATAATCCATCTTTATTTATATTATTTTTATATTTTTAATTCAATTTTAAAATAAAAAATATAATATAATAAATGATAAATGCTTATTTATGAATGATATTATAATTGTATGTTATAAAAATAATGAAATGATTTCATCATCCAATTATTATGAAAATTTAATTAAATCAGACCAAAATAGTTTAGACTATTGTACAAAATGTGATGAAATAATTTTTAATAAATATATTATTAAACATTGTTTATTATGTAATGATTGTCATGAAAAAAATAAAATTCATTGTAAATTTTGTAAAAAATGTTATAATTCTAATTTAAACAATGATAAAGATATAATTAAACATAAAAAACAATGTGATCAATTTAATAAATATATAACTTATAAATAAATATTAATATTTATTTTTTTTTGATTTAAAATTGAATTAAATTATATTTTATTAATTATACTATTCTAATACTTTTTTCTTTAATAATAATGGAAAGTTTTGTAACATATTATAATGAAAATCATAATAGTAATTTAGAATTTGAAATTACCTATCATTTATATAAAAATATAAATATTTATAAAAGTATTTTTCATAAATTAAATGAAATTAGTGAAAATATAACTATTATTGAAAATATTGATATTTATTATGATAATAATATTAGATTAACAAAACAATTTAAAAATGGTAATAATTTAAATAAAGATATAAGTATTAAGAAAAAATCTTTATTAAAACCAATAACTTTAAAAAATTATATTGATAATGTTAATTTTATTAAAGTAAAATTAAATGAAGAAAATAATGTAAAATTAATAGGATCTAATAATATTAAAATGATTAGAATTAAATTAAGATTAAATTTTATATTAAAAAATAATAAAGATTATTCTATTGATTTAGATTTAATTAAAAATTTTAATATACAAAATAATAATTTAAAAGAAGTAAAAAATTTAGTATTTAAACCCTATAAATTATCAAATATTACTGAAGATATTAATTTTACATTATTTGATGAAATAGTATTAGAAACTGAATTTTTTAATAAACAATTAACTATTGATACTGTAAATAATAGTATTACATTTATAGAAAGTTTATTAAATGATTCTAAAGATAATAATAATAATGATTATCAAGAATATATTTATAATATTGCAAAATTTATTATATCTAATAAATCTTATTTAGATAATTTTAAATATAAATCAGGATTAAAAAAATTACTAAACAATGTAATTGAATTAAATTCAGATATATATTGTAAACATATATTACCTAATATTGAAAATTATTATATTACTGATAAAATTGATGGTAAAAGATGTATTTGTTATATTGAAGAATATTTAGATAAAATAAATATTACATTAATTTCAAATAAATTATATAAACTTAAAGAATATAACAATGTCTTTAATAAATCTGAAAAAAATAATTATAAAATTACAATTTTAGATTGTGAATTAATTTTAGATTCTAAATTAAAAAATGAAGATATTATATCTGAAAATGATATATTTTTATATATATTTGATATAATTACATATGAAAATAATCAAATTGGGTTTGATCCATTTGAAAACAGATTTAATTTTCTAGATAAAGGATTTAATAAAATTAAATTTTTACCAAATATTAAAATTAAAGATTATATTAAATTAACATCTAATTATAAAAATGAATTAACTGAATTTTATAATAAAAAAATAAATAGTAAATTTTATGAAATTGATGGTTTAATCTTTGTACCAAATTCTCATGTAAAAAATACTGAACATAAATATCCTATTAATACTAATTATAATAATATGATTGGATATAAATGGAAACCTATAGAACATATGACTATTGATTTTTATATTTGTAAATTACCAAATAATTTATATAATAATAAACCATATAGTCAATATAAATTAAATAAAAATGATAATATTTATATATTATTTAGTGGAATTTCTAAAAATGATTTTGATAAGTTAAATTTTACTTATTTAAACAATTATAAAAAAATAATTCCAGAACAATTTTTAAATAATACTTATTTTCCTATTCAATTTTCTACTAGTGATAATCCAAATAATTATATATTTATTTCATCAGTTGATGATTTACATAATAAAATTGGAGAGTTTTTCTATGATACAAAATTAAAACAATGGAATTTAAAAAAAATTAGAGATGATAGAGATATTGAATTAGAACGTGGTGAATATTTTGGTAATTATTATAGAATTGCTGAATTAATTTGGATTAATATTAATAATCCATTAGATATTAATAAAATGGTTGATAATAATAAAGATTGTTATTTTCAAATTGATGATAATTTAATATATAAAGCTCAAAGATCATTTAATTCTTATGTAAAAAGTAAAACATTAGAAAATATAATTTCTGATAAATTATATGATAAAAATGATACTAATTGGGTAATTGATTTAGCTGCTGGTAAAGGACAAGATTTAGCTAGATTAAATAATTTAAGTTTTAAGAATGGATTATTTATAGATAAAGATAAAAATGCATTATTAGAATTAGTTAATAGAAAATTTACATTAAAATCTCATAAAAAAACAAATATTAAGGTTTTTACAAAAAATTTAGATTTATTAACTGATTATAAAGATATTATTAAAGAACTAGATATATTTAATATAGAACCAGAAAGTGTAGATATAATGATTTGTAATTTTGCAATTCATTATATTATTACAAATGATG